GGCCACAAGTCATTCTGGACCGAAGATGGAACGCCCAAAACGTTTGGAACGAATTTTCTACATACCCGTGCCCACCTCGTCAAACAAGAAGACGAAGACAAGAACCGCGCCGTTTTTGGAGTCCCAAAACTCCTACTCATGGCCGAACAAATGTTCATCTGGAACCTCCAGCGAACATACTTGAACGCACAACCCGGACGATACCCAATGCTATGGGGATTCGAAACAATCCGAGGAGGATGGAAGAAACTCTACCGATACATTTACAGCAAGAACCCAAGCTACGCAACCGCTCTTGGAGCAGACTGGTCAGGATTTGACCGATTTGCCCTCCATGAAGTGATCGACGATGTCCACGACATCTGGAGATCCTACTTCGATTTTGAGAACGGATACGAAAGCACCAACGACTACCCCGATACCAACACGAACCCAAAGAAGCTCGAACGACTGTGGAAATGGATGACCTACTCCATCAAACACAATCCTATCACCGCCCAATCAGGCCGAACTTACATGTGGCTCTTCAATGGAATCGCTTCAGGATATCAGCAGACTCAACTGCTCGACTCCTTCGTTAATGGGATATACTTACTCACCTGCCTCTCCGCCACCGGAGTAGACATCGAGAGCAAGTCCTTCATTTTGTTCCTTCAAGGAGACGACTCACTATGCGTCACCAATGCCGACCTCATGGCCGACAAAGACTGGTTCCTCAACACCATGTCAAAAGAAGCAAAAAGAAGATTCAACGCTACCCTCAAGCCCGAGAAAACCTCGATCGGACGAACTCTTTCCTCAATAGAAGTTCTATCCTATGCAAATAGATTTGGAATCGCCTACCGCGACCCGGATCAATTGCTGGCTCAATTACTCTATCCAGAACGCCCCCGCCTGCTACCTGAGACTGCCTCCGCAGCACTTGGAATCGCAACCGCAGCAATGGGAATGGACCGCAAAGTCTACGACGTTTGTTTAGATGTATTCAATTTTATCACTGGACCTCTAGGACGTGAACCCTCGCCCCGTCCCATTCAAGAAATGGAACGTGCCGGACTCTTTCCGACTGGACAAGTCAATGTGCAGAAATTTCCAACGTTTGAAGAAACTTTTTTTCAAAACTGGGACTTATCAGAACGCACTACCAGCGACAAAGAGCGCCTATGGCCTACCTCTCAATATGAGAAGTTCTACTTCCTTCATGTTTAAGTGACCTAGCCCGACTACTAGTAGTATTTATTTTACAATTTTCTTTACTAAAAAAAAAAAAA